TATCTGGAGTATCTGTTAAGGAAGTGAAGGTACTAGTTTTTGCACTAGCACGTCCACTCATTGTTTGTTGTGACATATTATCCGCCTGCGTATGGGTCTACTGTTTTCCACTCACCGTCTATAAAAAATAGATCAAGCCAGCAATGGGCTACATCTAGTATTAAATTATCAAAACCATCTATTTTTTGCCCTGTTTGAGCCTGCAATATTACATTGTATGAGCCGAATTTGTAATTAATATCAGATATAAATACTCTAAATCCAGTTTGTCCAGTAGGTAGTATTAGCTGATTATTACCAAGTATACTTTCGTCTGGTTTAACTAAGTAAGCTTTACCATCTTCTAACACTTTGAATCCCGATGTAAGACTGACTAACTCAGGTGTTAATCCTCCACCGATGCCTTCAGGGATTTGAGAGAGAGGAACCGTGCCATTACCATCTAGTGTAGCCACGCCGCCTGCTGTAGCTAAGCTAGTTGTTGGTATTTTACCAGAAAGTGCGTCAATTAAATCTTCCTGATCTTCAAGATCACCATCAACATGACCCCAAACCGCAGTTTGATCTGTTAGCTGTACGTAAGTAGAACCTGACCATCTATACATGTAACCAGTGTCGATAGCAACATAGATTTTATCGGCTGCGCCTGTGCCTGGAAACGCTGCAAAGCTAGGGTATTCTTCAATGTCAGAAACATACGAAGGAAGTTGTGAAGTATTTACTTTTCCTTGGTCATCTAAAGTTGCAACACCATTAGCAACGCCCTTTTCACTAGATTCTATCTTACCATCTAATTCTAGCTGAGTTGCATTGGAAACTGGTTTATTAGCATCACTAGTATTATCAACATTATTAAGACCTACAGCACCTTTATTTAAGTTCTGGAATGTCTTATCACCACGATAGTATTGAGCTGACGTTCCTGCTGTTATTGTCGGTTCTTTGCCTGCAATGTTAGTAGTGTTTGTACCTATTTGATCTAGTTGTGATTGCGTTGCGAACCTATGAATACTAGTAGAATCATCTATATCATCAGCATCGTAATCACCAAACTGACTAGTAACTTCTCCAGTTCTACCAAATACTGAATCTACTGGAGCGTCAGGTACTTCAGGTAAAGAAACCCACGTTCTATTACCACTAGCATCAGAGCTAAGAATATCACCATTAGTCGATGGATTACCTAAGTTATCTTCTTTACTTAATAATCCTTGATTAATCAGTAAAATATCGTCTTCAATATCATCAACAGCTTCATCTAATGAAGGTAGCTGTCCAATATAATATTGGTCATCTGCGCTAACAAACTTATGGTCACTAGCAGAATCGTCCAGGTCATCAGGATTAATAGTAACAATACCTTGTTTGCCATTAACACTTATAACTCCTGAATCTCCACCTTCGCTAGTAACACTAATCCATGATCTGTTACCATTTGTGTCGGATGTCAACACATAGCCATCTTCAGCAGGCGTACCTAGAGAGTCTTCTTTAGTAGCGATATCTGAAGTATTATTTGCTATAGCAGAAGTATTAAAAATAATACTACTTTCATGACTAGCAATTTGATTAAGCTCTGATTGTGTCGCAAATTTATGCGCAGTAGATGTATCATCTAAGCTATCGGGTGTAATTACTACAGTACCAGTTTGCCCATTGACTGATGCAACTGCACCATCGCCGCCACCGCCCGAAGGTTGAGGAATCCAAGATCTAGAACCAGTGGTAGTTGAAGCTAGTATGTAGCCGTCAACTAGCGGATTGCCTAGATCATTCTCTTTGCTATCGACTTCACCAATTTTGGATTTTTCTGATGAACTAATATATAGATCATCGCCAGATTCATTAATATCTGTAGTGCTTAAAACAACGCTACCAGTTTTGCCATTAACGCTATCAACAGCACCGCCACCCCCACCGCTGCTTACAACTCTATCGCTTAAATTCTGTATAGTCATTCTTATCCCTCGTTAATATGGGTCTTGAGTTTTAAACTCGTCGTCTTCAGTTGAATATAAAAAAGTCATCCAAGCATGTTTTACATTCATACGAATACCAGTGTATCCATCTATGTCTCCATAAACTGTAACAGGGTATTGGTCAAACTTAAGATTAGAGTCTACAATTGTTAGTGAACAGCCATCGGAGCCACTAGGCAATTGTACTATATTATTGGCTGGATTGACTTCATCTGCCTTTATTAGATATATTTTATTTTTTTCAAGCGTAGGGTAGTAATCCGTACTTAGGTCTAAATCGCATATTTCAGGCGCATTATAGCTACCGCCTCCAGATCCACCAGCAGCACCAGCATAAGGGTCTTGAGTTTTCCATTCAGAATCACCATCGTGGTAGTAAAATTCTATCCATGAGTGGTCTACATCCATTCTAATGCCAGTAAAACCATCAACAGCGCCCATTACAGTCACAGGGTAGCTTGAAAAGCTAGAGTCAATGTCAAGTATAAGAAGCTTGTCTTTAGACTCCCCAGAAGGCAGGTAGAGCGTGTTATTACTAGAATTACTAGTGTCAGGCTTAATTAGATATGCTTTGCCGTTTTCTAAATTTATATTTGGAGTAAGACTTAGGTCAACTTCTACAGGACTAAGGCCACCGCCTTCGACAGTACCACCGCCACCGCTAGGCACATCACTAGGCTTCCAAAGCTGCGCAACAGCATCCCATACTAACATTTGACCATCTTCCAGGCCTGTTAAGTCTACATCTACTAAGTCGCTTACAGATTGTGCAGATAGATTAGTTATATTACCTGCGCTGTCCATTTTTTTAAAAAAGCCTTCAGGCGACAACCATAGATAGTAACTCCCCATAGGAGGGAATAGACTAGGGTTGTCAGACATAGGAAGTCTAATCTTACCATTTTCTGCCATTAGATTTTTACCTCTAAATTGTTATGTATTAAATATACCATTCTTCGCATCTTATGACATCATTATTAGCGTCTTTATGGACTACCGATCTGGTTTTTGCAGGCCAAACATTGTCAGAACGAACAGAGTCTTTAAACGAGGAAAGAAGGCCAAAAAGCTGTTCAGCTAAAGACATTTGGGTGCCTGTACTGTTTACTTTATCGTTTTCAAAATCAAAGTTAATTATGAAATTTTTTCCAGAATCTTTTTTGACTTCAAGCTCAACAAATAGAAGAGAAGCTTGCTCAGAAATATCGCTAAATATAGCTCTAGTTATTTTTGTGTTCATAAATTTTCCTTTATTAGTATAAGGAAACTATATCAAAACAAAGAAAAAACTACCAGCCTTCGTGACTGGTAGCTTATTACTAGTAACCGTTAGCCAACGATTATTACTTTTGAGTCGGCAGCGTTCACAGTCGCTTTCAACTTTAAAGTATTCGCTGTTAATAACGTAACCTCAACATCCATCATCTTATCACTTGAGTCGTAGCAAGATAGAGTCACGTACTTGTTACCAAGATTGTGTGTAATAGTTAAGTCAGTTCCAGCCACTAGATCAACATCTTCAGAACTCATTCTCATGTATGTTCTGCCATCTATGTAAGCCTTAACAGTATCAGCTCTAGCTACTTGGTTAGAACCACATGCACTAAAGTCAGAACAAACAGCAGAACTATTGAAGTGTGAAAAGTCTATCGCTTGAGCAGTCACATGTTCAGAATCTACAGCGTCATCAGCAATCTTTGCGCCAGTAACACAGTCAGCAGCTAATTTAGCTGTAGCAACACCTAAGTCTTTTAGTTGTAGGTTATTAGAAGCGTTAATTTCGATTCCAACAGAATCAACTCTAACATCTACTGAACCATCGTCTTCACCATTAGTAGCTGCACCGTTATTTAAAGCTATGTCGCCGCCAGCAATAACCGCAGCAACGTCAGCATCTAATTTTTCAACAGCGTCTTGAAGATCGCCAGGACTAGATATTCTAGACCAAGAGTAAGTTTTAAGAGGAATATCGCCAGCATCAATTTGACCAGCGTCAGTACCGAAATCAACATGAGAAAGTTTAACACCAGCAGCCTTAACTCTCAAAGCATCAGAATCTACTTCTATTGAAGAGTCATCTACATTAACGTCAAAGTCGCCAGTAGCACTATCGTAAGCAAGCGCATCGCCACCTGAAAAGTATCCACGTACATTTGCAGGCGTAATGTCTGTTTGTAACCTAGTGAAATTGTTAGCATCTGTAGCATCAGACCCGCCATTATGTATGTATGATCTGTTAAGACTGTTAGCCGCATTAGCAAGAACTAAAACGTCGCCAGATTGTAATCCATGAGAAGAATTAGCTGTTAAATAAGCGGCCAATGTGCCGTGCGTCGAATCGACCGTTACATCGGTGATCGCTAATGACGAGATTGAGATTTTATTTGCTGCAATAGATAAGAAAGCTGTTGAGCCAGAATCTACTTCTAGCTGATTACTTTCCGCTGCTACTTCCAATTCTTGAAGAGCCGTTTTTAAGTCTGAACTGTCTGAAATTGTTGAACCAGTAAATGTGCCAAAGTGGCTTGCGTTCTCAGCTACACCTGAAAGGCTGATTAGGCTTGAGACATCTCCGTCAAGCTCTGAAAACTCGTCGTAACGAACGGCATGACCTGAAGCCGTTGCAGCAGGAAGTTGTAATATTTTGGAAGCAGACGAAAAGTCCAAGTCCACTAACTGTTTTTTAGTTGCCATTAGTATCACCCCTGATTAATGGTAGTTAATTGTTAATGGAATTATAACATATAAATTTTCCCAGAGACTAAAATGTTAGATTCTATCTTAGCTACTCTATTGCTAATGTGAGTCACCTTAAAGGCTAACTCTGTACCATCGTCACCTAGAAACTTAAATATTGGAAAAGTTTTAGCGTTATGAGTTATTAACTGTGTAAACACCCCATTAATATTACTTAAGGCGATGTCTCCAAACAACGAAACAGTATCGCTATGCGGCTCATGAAGAGCATATACCGTTCCTACCAATGGAATATTTGACTCTAAAACAATGTTATTTGTATTTAAGTGTCTTACATTGGGGTCAAGCTCTACACCACTTGGGTCAATAAACTTTAATATTGGAAAATAACCAAGCCTATGATTAATAACTTGTCTATAAACATCTCCTTGGTAAGCCATCCCAAAGCTACCTAAAGCTTTTAGTTCGGTATGCGTATGAAAATTACCGCCAGAGCCAAACTCTTCTATTCCATTATTTGTAGTTTCACCTAAAAGAACCCACTTACCATCAACAACCAATTCCCCATCTAAGTGGAATAGCCCAGAATTAATATTCTCTATGTTTTCAGGAATAGTTGCGCTTGTCTCTTCGGGAACAACGAATATATTGCCACCACCACCAGAACCGCTACCAGGCTCACCTTGTGGGCCTTGTGCGCCTGTATCGCCTTGCTCACCTTGCTCACCTTGAGGACCTTGTGGACCTTGAGGACCTTGAGGACCTTGTGGACCTTGCTCACCATTACCGCCACCACTATTCTCGTCGCAGCAATCGTCTATGTTAAAAGTTTTCATCAAAACCTCAGTACGGGCATCTTCTTAAAGCGACTTCAAAAGTCCCTGATTGAATACCATTTGGTTCAAAGATTAATCTAATATATCCAGCTACCAAAAAGCTGTCTGGTAGAGCAATTATACTGTGTTGTTGCTCTTCTGTCCCCTCCAGAGTTAAAACAACTGGCTCACACGAAACATAATCTTCCCACAAGTCAGGTACAATCGCAGCTTGCCATTTGAAAGTGCCTGCAAGACCATTAGACCATTGCACTTGAAAAGCAAGAGCCCTTGTAGAGTTTTCCATGTCATACACAGGAGATATAAATACTTCATCGCTTGCTTGTGTCTCAGGTATCCATTTTAAAAGTGTATTAGCCTTCATTAGTTAATCCTCATATAACAACTTACTCCGTATGACCTAGCTCTCAACCTACCTCTTGTTGGAGTAGAAATAGTTCTATTTACTGCTTCAGTACTTCTTATTAATGAAGAAGACAAAGAAGTGCTTGGAGTAATTTTATTTGCGCCTGAAAAAGTAACTACGTGGTCATTACTAATGAATCCAGTATTACCATAGAAGACGGCGTTACCGTCAGTTAAAATCGTTGCGTAATCAGAATCAAATTCAGGGATTATTCCATCTTCTCTTTCTTGACGAAAAGTAGCAAGGTCAGGACCTAAAATCGTGTATCCAGTAGGAGGTGCTTCAACAATATGGAAGTTATTAGAGTTTATTACACCAATTTCAACATTTGGCACACTATTTTCTCTCTGTGCTCTTCCTGTACCTACATAATGCTGATTAGGGAAAAGTTGTGGAGTTTCATTAAATGCGCTTTGGCTGTGTTCCTTTACTTTTATATTACTGAAATCCCAATTCTGTACCCATGAAACTTCATTACCTGCATTGTCAAAATACATATCAAAAGGAAGTTGAGCTACGGAATCGCTTAAAATTGTGTAAGAACTACTAGTTATACTTACGTCAGTCATTGTAGTATAAAGAGATCTTTTGTCTGGAACGGTACTTACGCCTGTAACTTCTTCGTATACTGAGCCAGTAATACTTCTACCATCACAAAGAACCCACTCCCCATTAGGTGAAACAGCAGAAAACTGCACCTCTGATAATACAGAATAAATTATAGTTCCTACAGGGGCAGAACTGACAGTTAGATATTCTAGCCATCTATAGATAAGGTTTTGTAAGTAGTTTACTATTTTTAAATTAGGTTTCTCAGCATAACCATCGGATAACTTTATCCAGCCGAATTTTTTCTTTTCTTCCCCATACGGCTGTTTAAGGGCTGCGGCATCTGTGGCCCATTTTATATTTTCAGTAGGTTTAGCCATATTAATTAACCCTTATAAAGATATTACATTGGTGACTCTGCAAAACGGTTTCTTCTGCGTAATTTATATTAACAGCTTTTAAATATGGATTAGGATTAGACAATGTTTTTTCAACTTCAAAATTTAAATTGCCCGTAGCGTTTGCAGTATATGTGTGTGTGTGACTTTGAACTTGTATTTTAATGTCACTTGCATTTGTAGCCTGTCCGTAACTCAAGCCATTTGCTAGCTCACCAGAATCCATGTCAGGTGATATTCTCTTAAATTCATCTTTTGTTTCCAAAAATAAAGCACTACCTGAAAAAAACAACTTCGACTCATAAGAGCTTAAAGGGACGTTTACATACTGTGAGTGAGTATCCGAGGTTCCTGTAATAAAGTCACCATCATAACTAACGCTGTCGCCACCTACTTGTATATCTAAGCTTCCTGTATCTACTGTTAAAACCATATTGTCAGTATACATATATTGATCTGACTCTGTAGCTACAGCACCCATATCTGGAATCGTTGTAGTTGTATTTTGGCCTGACATATACAGGTATTTGTATCTAAGGTCAGGGACCGTATTTCTCCCAGTCCTCTGAGCATAAAGAGTACCTGCACAAGAACGACCATCACAAGGCATCCAGATACCTGCTTGTAATGTATTAAACTGTGTCTCGGTAAGCGTTGTCTCTAGGTAAGTACCTACAGGGTCCCCACCATTTTGGGACAGCTCACGAATCCACAGGCCGACTTTATTAAACCAGCCGTTAGTGTGCTCTAACGTAGGCTTCTGAGCAACGCCTTCAGTAGTGCCATCGCTTGTCTTCCAACCATTTTCTGACATTGATATATCAGGATTTCTTTTTAATGCCGAGCTATCGTTAGCCCAGTCTGGATATTCACTAGGTTTCAGCAATTTAATTAATCCTTATAAAATAATTACAGCATCTAACTTTAGGGTTAAACTTGTTTAATTGGAAATCTCTTCTGTTGTTGTATACTTCTTTTACGTTTGTATCTGTAGTGACTGTTAAAGTAGGCGATGACATTGTTGAGTTCACATACTTACCTGTAAAACTATGAGAGTGAGATACGTTACCACTAAAATTAACAGGCCTTGTATCATCATTATTAGGGTCGTTGGTATCGCCTAGAAGCAATCTATATGTTGGTCCTGTGTTATGGTACATGCCGTTGTTTAGCTGTCTTTTTTGTAGATCTTGAATATTTCTAAATCCACTATATATATAGTCTCTTGCAAATGCCGTATTTGTTGTACCCGTAAAATTAACTCCAGATATATCAACTATTGATCTACCTAGCTCATACGCTTCATCACCCACTGGAGCTGTTAAAGTTACAGAATCAAGACTGGCATTGTCTTCTACTGTCTGTCCTGGGTAAAGTAAAGTTTCAACACTAGGGTCGGAGTTTTCACCCCCCATAATTAAAACATTACCTCTAGCATCGGGGATGTTGAGCTCTCCTGTAATAGCAGATAGTGCAGAGCCAGCTATAGATCTGCCATCCATAAGAACCCATTGGTTCTCATCACGTTCTTGGTAAAATTGATCTTCTGTTAAATCAGACCTAATAATCGTCCCTAAAGGATTACGTATTGAGCTTATATATTGAAGCCATTTATAAACTGCGTACTTCCATCCATTAGTATGCTGAAGAGTAGGCCTGTCGGGTCTACCTTCTGCTGTACCATCATTAGTGTCCCAGCCTCTTATTCTTTGGTTAGATGTGGCATCAAGTTTCAAAGAAGAAGGGTCATTAGCCCATTTGACATCATCTATTTGTAAAGTCATAATTCACCTAAACATTAAATATTGATAAACGGCCACCACCCTTAAGAGCATAACCTTCTTGTGGAGCATCATCATTGTCTTCTACAGTCTTGATTAAGTAATCAACATTACTAGTATCATCAACATTAAGCTCGGCTAATTGCTCAGTATTAAGAGCAGTTAATACTTGTGGCTGCCTGTTTCTAAATCCTACTGCGTAATCAAAAGATATATCTTTAAGTTTTATAGTCATCTTATAATAATCAGAAAACACTTCATAGCTACAAGAGTCAAAAGTCGTTAGATTTTCAAAAATCCATTGATTTTTAGTAGGTATTTCTGTGGATATAATACCAAAAGGATTATTTGTATTAAAATCATCTAAGTCACTATAAACAACACCATTGAATGTAGATTGCTGATAAGACATGAAATTGATTGTAGAAGTGTCATCAATCACAGTGCCACCAAATTCAATGTCAAGCTCAGGAGTTTTAACGTAAGGACCAAATCGGTCAGAAGCAGTAGCTAAAAGAACGTTTACTGTTGCGTAGCCTCCCTGTTGGTAATTTATAGTTGTATCGGAGTTAATATCCAAGAAAATATAATCATCTCGACCTGAAGAGTTTAATGTAAGCTTCAGCAAATTACCGCCTTTATCGACTACTTCGATATTGTCACCAGATATTCCAGCAAGACCAAGCTTGTTTTTAATTTTTGTTAAGAAGTTGTTGTAATCAAAAAGGTCACAATAAAAACGTAACACACTCCAGTATCCCCCATCAGGGTTGCTCTCTGTAGCTACTTCGATTCTATTAATTGAAGTCATTGCAGGTGCTAAAGGCCATATGTAGTCTAGTTGTTGAAACCCTGCGCTTTCCTGTTTAGACAGAGGAATGTCACTTTCTATAAGTCCGTTAGGGTTATTGATAGACCAACTAGAACTGTCTGTGACTTCAAAACCTTTAAACCTTGCAAGTGCTTGTCTAGGAGACATTTCAAGACCATTAAATTTAACTGTACCCATGTTAGAGCTTGTAAAGTAATCCCAAAATTGAATCATTACGCCTTGGTCTTTAAGCTCCATACCTAATCTATCGCCAAAAACACTTTGTTGTCTGTTAGTCTCTGAATCAATCTCTAATGCTAAGTTTGTTCTAGCAAGTTGCTGAATAGCTGCATAATCTTCTATATAGTTACTAGAAAAATTATCAGGGTTTTCATAAACATTATAAGTTTCGTATCTCCATTGCCAACGTGGTATATTGGTAAAGTTTGTTTTTAATATTCCATCAACATAGATGTCTACGTTAGCTGTTTCATTCATAGACTTTATAGGGAACTGTATTGAAGATATAAAGTCTGTATTATTTCCGAAATCTAGTTCTTGCATAGTAATTAACGTAGCGTTTAATTTTTTATTTACAAGAGTAATTTCATTTCCGTAAGGGCTAATAAATTTCATTTTAGCACCTTTAGCGTTACAAAACCTTTGCACGCCTAAATAAATATCACTGTACTTAGGTGAGGTAATATTATTGTAGACATTGACGTTCAGGTCGGCTGTACTTCCTGTGTCGTTAATACTACTGGATTCAATATATATATACATCGCTAGGTTAAACACCCCTGGGTACACTGCCTCTTCCGCTGCGGAGGCTAGAGGTAAAGGGACCGATATTTGACTTGTAGGGTTTCCATCAAGAGATCTAGAATTAATGGTTTTACTAGATGCCCAATCAAAGTTACCTGGCCTTATAATTCTATTTGTAGAGCCAGTCGTTCTTGTAAAGTCCAACCTGTTATTTTCGTTATCAAAAATTGTAAGTGTGTCACCTACATTAAAGTTGGATTCTAACTCTGCCTTAAAAACTTCTGCCTCCCCATAAGGTAGAAAGAAATTAATGCCTTTATATAAAGAGTTTTTATTTTCATTTGTATAGTAGGGCTCTACACGCTTTGCTATAGGTGGGAACTCTACATCTACTGGGTTGAAACCAATGGAAAAGCCATTAGGATTCTTAGCTAGAAAATCTGATGGCGATGAAAATATAGTAGCAGTGCCGCCAGAAAGAATATTACTGTACTTTACGTTTTCCCCATTTACCCACAAGTCAGAGCTACCACGGTTAAGATCAATACCGACTTTACAGATAAGTAATTTGCCTTTTATTTCAACTTCGTCATACGCATATAATGCCTTGAAAATCCATTGTTGGTCCCATTGATCTATAAAACCAAGATAATCACCTAAAGCTAGGGCCTGGTCAAAGTTTGCTTTTATAGCATTACGTGGAGCAGAATCATTGCCAAAATCTATTTCAAAAGCCGCCATAGCTCCCTTTGAATAGTTTCCTCCAACACCAGGATTTAATTTAGATCTAATGAAAGCCTGAGTCTGTCCTGAAGTTGAAGTAGAAGGAATAACATTACTCTGATTGACGATAGAAAAGCCAGAATCGCCAGATATGACTATCTCGCTAGGGTCTATTTCAAACTCATTGTATTGTGCAGTTTGTAATGGTTGTTGTATGATCGGTGGGTCTTGAAAGGACTCTGTCTCATAACCAATACGAGCACCAATAACGCCGTTGAACTCATTCATAACATCATCAATAAAGTCTTTACCGTTAAATTCAGAATCGTCAGCTATTGTTTTTGGCTGAATAATATCTAAAGAAGCTGTTCCTAAGTTATTATTCATATTGTATGTCATTCTTTCAGCAGTATCCAAAGAATTGTAAGGGGCAAATCTATAATTTTCCCAATATCCTGTAGCCGACCAAGAGCCAGCTATACAAGCAAATCCAAAAACATTTTGCTCAGGGTCAGTATCAAAACCAAAAATCGGTTCGTCATACTGGTTTGATACCGTATAACCAAGGAAACTAACTCCAACAGGCTTAGAAAGTCTCACAATATTTGCAATCAATTCTTTACCAAAAATATACTTAGGATTATCCACTTCAAAAGAGAATGAGCCATCACCGTTGTCATCAATGTAAACTCTGTCAGCTTGAAGAACATTTAATAATGTTTCTTGAATAGCTCTAGCCGTACCGTTAGAATTGTACGCCCCAACAATAGCGTATAGTAAAGCTCTAAAAGTTTCGTCGTCAGAAGGCCTAAAACCCTCTGCGTAAGGCTTTACGTCCGAATCTAGTAGATCAGCCCAGTAGTCTAGGTTAATGCCTTCAGCAGTGGCAAGGTCTAAATCTTCAGGCCAATCCCCAATAACGTCTTCTAGCTCTTTTAACTCTTCAAGAAACGCATCGGATAATCTATTAAAGTTTGTTGAATTTTGATATTGAGATAAATAGTTTTTCTTTGACTCAACAACGTGATCTATCTTTTCTAATTGTTTTACCATTTCAATTCCTTAATCGACCTGAATGAAAATTGACTCTGTTGTTACATAAGCATACTTATCTATTGGTAGAGGTATACTTGTCTCCGTGTATTCGTTAGCATCACTTGCATCGCTAGGTAATGTGCTAGACAACTTTATCTCAAGGTCAGCAATACCTATTGTTACGTTGACTGGGGTATACATAGAGTGCTCGTAAACTGTTCTTTGATATCCAGTATCTACTATTTCGTATCTATCTTCAAAATAAGCTATTAAGTTTTGCTTGATCTGGTCTTCAGCAGTGTCAGCTTGCCAGAAGTCAGGCACAGTAGTTAAGTCTATATGGATATAAACAAGTACGCCTTCTGGTCTAGAGAAAGGTATTGTTTCAAAAACATTATTTACGTTTAATGCTTGCCCTTCTTTTACAGCTCCAGCTCCAGCAGTAGATACCACACCTATACCTATAGGCTTTGAATTATAAATTGTCTGTGCAATACGGTCATTCATATCGTCATCAGAATCACAGTAAACTTCAAAACTATGAGCAGGCCTACCTTCTGAATCCGTGTTAGCTGTATCATTTTGTAATACAAAAACGTTTCTTACGTTTGGCAATGCCGCAACAGCAGACTTAATGCCTGAAGGTGTTACTTCGCCTACTTTTTGTAAGTCTTGCTTTCTTCTTATTCTTAACTGCGCATCAGTCTCCCTAGGAACACCAGGAACGCCAGGCTCTAAGTTAATACACGCACTAAAGTTTACATCAGAACTTATTACTTCTTTTACTGATAGAGCAGGGATAGACCTTCCTTGTGAGGAGTCGCCTGTAAATGTAATCGCAGTATCAGAAGAGTAGTAAGCGAAACAATCTAAGTCATCTCCATATCTCTTAAGAGAATTATCTAAAACTTCAGGCTTTTTGACAGCTAAGGTAGTATCAAGAAACTCTATAAGGATGTAACCGTAGTTTAATCCCCCAAGTACGTTTACGCCGTTATTGTCAGCAACTAGTTCCATATCTTCAAGGGCAGCTTTTATGGTAGATACATCGTCTTCAAAGCCTATTGTGATTTTATTTAAATCACTACCTTGCCACTTAAGTTGTACAGTGCCCTCGTCACAAGCATCATCTGGATAGATTATAATAAAATCTTCCCCGATGTTTACATCAACACCGCTTGAGAACTGCTCGGCATCTCCAACAATATTCTTACCGACAAGCTGGTTAGAACTAATCGCAACATTTGCATTGTCAGACATCATGTAACAGGAAACAAGGCTGAACTGAGCAGGTCTTCTGACTGTATTTGTGATAGATACTACTTGGTCTAAGTTATTACCTGATGCTAAGTCTGGGTAACGTGAGTTATAAGTAGCCTGTACTGCGTCCCATACCGACTCAATTTCAGTAGAAACAATGTCAGTAAGTTGGCCTAGCCTGGAGGTTGGAGACAAATCCATGTTTGTCACTTCGCCAGTTTGAGGGTCAATAGTACCAAAAGCTGATCTAATTTTTGAAGCGATACTATCTCTTATTTGCGAAAAACTCTTTGGCGTAAAGCCACTATTATTTATTCCAGCCATGTTATGCACCTATGTTAAATTGACCTAATATTGCCGAGTCTATTACATCGACAGTTTCACCGCCATCGGTGGCTTTCACCTTGAAGTCCACAGTCATTTCTCTTGTTCTTGAATTTAAAATAAATTTTAAATCATTTATCTCTGTTACGCCATCTATACTTAATATAGCTGCACGAAATACGTTATCAGCTAGCTTTGCAGTAGCTTGTTTATCTACGAAAAGCTTCTGATAGTAAGGTACACCAACCTGGGGGTTATCTCTGTCATCTAAAAAATACTCCCCAAGAAATGTGTTGAGCTTGGCTTTTATTCTTTGTCGCATTGTCTCAGGAAAGCCTAAGTCGGAGGTGAACACGATATCACCTGAGTCAAAGACAATGTCGTTTGTCTCTCTACTTACAAAAATATCTGACATTCTATCCTCCTACTTTTAGTTTTTTAAGTGCTACTGCAATTTTTTCGAGGTTTCCTTTAGTAACCGCATCTAAACCGCCTATCATTGCTGAAGCTGGTGTAGTATCATTGCCGTATCCAGCAACAATTAAATTTTCAACTAGTGCAACCAAAAGAGAAACCAAGTCTAAATTTAAAGGTCCGTACTGCTTTGCGCTAGAAGGTCCAGTAGCAGGTGTTGGAACCCCAGTAGCTATAATTTGAGGGCTAAGAGTTGGCCCAGTCTCGCTGGGCTTACCAATAAATATTTTATCCCCCACAACTTCCGTAGCATTGTTTTGCTGGAAGAACATGTCAGCATCGGGAGCATAGCCACCAAGTATGATGGCACTGTTTATAGGAAACAAGTCGTTAGACTCAGGACCGTAGCCTCTACCTGCACGATTGAACTTACGTAGATCTCTTTGACAGAAACCTAGAAGTACATGGTCGCCCTTTTTAATTTTGTAGGAAAAACCTGAGTTACCAACACGAGGGAAAGCAACCTTAACACCATCTAACTTGATAGGGTCAAACACCATATTCCCCACGCCCCTAGCAATGGAAACAGTGACATTAGCTTGCTGCTTTGTGCTGTTGTAACTATTCACGTAGGCTGGAACGACCGTGTTTACATCTAACAGGTTTTTTCTTACTGCTAACTCAATTAAGTCTAACTCTGATACATAATCTGACATTAAGAAGTAACTCCTGCTGTATTATTACTATTAGGAAATATCACATCTGATGGACCTACTGCTGGAACGATATCTGCTGTGATTATATTGTACCAAGCTCCACCCATTGAATCACCCTCAATTTTTTGAGATGTCACAACACAAGTAATATCTGTAGGAAATGCTTTAGAACTTAAGAATATTCGTGTCCTTATCTGTATTTCAGTATCTAAAAGACATTTAAATCTTATAGTTTTAACTGACTCACCCTGTCCGTCACCACCCTTTTTCTTAGTGATAAACTCAGGCTTTCCAATAAGTCCACTTTGGTCACTGATCTTTACTTGTTGCGCTGTCTCAAAACTTGAAAGTATTGTAGCAGGTCTTATCTTCAGCATACCAGCAGACTTAAATACGGAAAAGCCGTACGATCTACATATGTTTTTAAGGTTTTCATAAGCATCGCCACTAATGGTAAGGTTTTTACCAAGCTTTGTATTGATATCGAATAGTATATCAGCACCTTGCAAAGTTATATCATTTCTCACAATGTAATCAGCTAAGTGTTCTACTACGTTAGCATAAGAATAGTTTGCTGAGAAAATTCTATTTATATGCCTAGTCGCAAATGTGCCAGCTAAATCCCCCACAAAAATTGTAAGGCATTGGTCAGGCCCTTGCGATTCGTATTTTGTAGACGAAATACTACCTATAAGAAGTTGACCTATTTTACGCTCAGTCACATAACCACAAAAAAGCTTAACTGTAGCAGCGTCCTGGTTGCAGGCTGTAACAAATTCTTCAGGTGGATTGTAAACTTTGATCTTATTAAAGTTGTTCGATGGCTTATCATTTTGCATTATTTCAAACTGTATTCTAAAACCAAGTTCGTGATCTTGCCAAAGAGCCTTACCGTTAAGCCAGTAGGGAGCACCCGATATAGAGGTGTCTACAGGAGTTATAGCAAATTTATCTGTGATATCTATTACGCCACCTTCTGTTGGTGGAATATATTTACGCCTTTCAGGGTCAGCCTGATCAGGGTACATCTCGTCAGCAGACTTATAAACCTCTTGAATTTTAGGTGAACCTACTTCAAGTCTATAAGCTCTTTGATATTTAGGGACGCCAGTTATAGAGTTTCGATTAGCGATATCTCTAGCTTTTTGAGCTGCAATATTAGTATCTGCACCCGTTATTTCTCTGTTAAGATAACTCATACTACCTCATCACGTATACTTAGGTAGAAAGCAGAAACAACAAGACCAAAATCAATAACGCCAGGGTCTTTGTACTTTCCAGTAGGGTCAGCCACCCATAAGTCACCAAATGGAAGTAGATTATCAATAGCGAACTTTTTAGTCAGTCCACTGACATACGAAAGACAAGCTTGGTTTGCTATTATTGCTTGTCCGTTTTGATCAAGTACTGAAAAGTGATATGTGTCGATTCTTTTGTTGTAACAAAATTCAAAGTTATAATTCTTGCCGTCTAAGTTAGTAGTAAAAACATACTTACTAGTTTGTTTTGCTGTGACAGGCATCTCATATACGTTCATATAAACCTCTAATTAAAAATATTCGGTAAGTTACCGCCGTTGTCATTGTACTGATCTAGTAAGTCTTTACCTTCTTTTACAGTGTCATCCTGCTCTTTTGTTTTGTTTGAGCTAGGAGTTATATCAGAAGGTGTCGTCCCCTTACTATAAGAGTACAAAGGCATAGCAACCTCTTCCATCTCAGCAAACTTAATTTGCTTTAGCTGCAAGGTAAACTTAATTGCTCTAGAGCCAATATCTTTATTACGAGGTATGTTACAAGACGTAATAATAAACGCCGATGTCTTACCGCTTGTATCTTTAAATCCATTTACATCATAAACGGTATCAAGCTCCAAAGGAGTGCCTTCTTGCCACCACTTTCTAAGCTGAGCGAAGACTCTTTGTGATCTGGACTCAAACATATCCTTATCATCATCCTGGAAAGCATTAATAACATTCCTAGTAAACCCCCCAAGAGGGGAGTTAGATAGAGATTGTAGTGTATCGAAGTAACTCATTGAAGCGTCAGACGATAGTGATGTAAGTGAAATAACAAAGTCAGCAGGCCTAACACTGTCAGTGACATCTTCAGCCCTATATACAGGGTGACTACTAACCTGCGAGGCCATGTTATAACCTTCAGATATAGTACAGTCACCACGTAGTACAACGGCATTTTCCTCAGTAACCCTAATGCCGTTGAAATTACCTTTGTACTCAGTAAGTTTCATTATGTTAGTAAACTTGTCGTAGACCTTATTACTAACACTATCTAACGGATTAAATACAGACATTAGAAACTCCCTTCATAAGCTTCAACACTAGCTAATTGAGATACTAGTCTATCATTAATTGAGCCTGCTGCCTCGTTGGTATAGATGTGGTTGTTTTGCTGTATTTGCATACCACCACCACCTAAGCTATATCCACCTGCAAGTGAGTAGCTACCCATGCCAGACATCGAAGCGTAATTATTAAAACCTTGACCTAAGAAGCCCATGCCGTCATTAGTTTTTCTGTTGTAGATTTCTTGAAGCTTGTTGCCAAGCTCATGGTTTTCTTGCATATCCTCACGGTGCATGTAGTCCATAAGCTGCGTAGGGGTCATCTTCTCGAATTTTTTCATTCCCTCAGCATCGGGCATTGGCTCTCTGATACCAAATAAACCAGTACTTATATCGAAGAATAAAGTCTTAACAAACTCTTTACCCTTTTCCCAAAAATCTTTAATGATACCTTTCATCATATCTGTGAACATCTTCCATGGGCCTACAGTGACAAGCTTCTGCATCCATACCCATGCTGTGTTAAAGAACTTAAGGACACTTTTCCAAGTTTCTCCAAAGCCTGTAGCCTTACCAATAGCAGAATCTTGCCCTCTAATAAGTTTCAAGAAATCTTCAAAATAAAGTGCGATCATGTTAATCGACTTACCTAGACCTGGAAGGAATCCTCCAAATTTACCGCCGCCGAAAAGACTCTTGATGACACGAGTAAATGTAAGACCAGTTTGAGCCATCCATCTACCAAACAAGCGGAAGGATTTTTTCATCTCAGGTGTATTGAAAGCATCTCTAAAACTTCTAAGTATAGGTCCAAACGTAGCTACCATAGGTCTACCAACTTCTTCCTTGAAGGTGATAATCATATCTTTCAGGTTAGAAAGAATACCAGGCCACGTGTTCATTGATGCCGCCATGGAACCTGCCATAGGTCCATCGCCTGTCGTATACATTTTAAACGCTTGAAGCATCATTGCACGATCTACTTTAGAAGCTTCAAATTCCTGACCTTTACCTAAGCCCATAATCTTTCTAAGTATTGGCTTAAGATCAACTAAGGAGTTAGCTAATTCTCTGAAGTCAAGTTCGTTACCTTTACCACGAGATAACATCTGAGACATAGTCACAACGATTCTAGACATCCTTGTCGTGTCGCCACCTGCGGCATCACCAAACATTCTCACTAATTCAGTAAGATTACCGAACCTGTCACTTTTCGTTCCAAGAGCCATTCCCGAACCGTTCATAACCTGTAGTAGCTTACCGTAGAAGCCACGAGACTGAGTTATTGTAAACGGTGATTTAGATGAGAAACTAGTAATGTCACCTAGAAGCTGATCGGCTCCTGCACCATCACCACGAAGCTGCAACTTGAAGAACTGTTGCATTTGCTGACGTGTACCAGCTAAGTTCATAGAGTCATTTAAAAGGCCAAAACCTTTACCTACACCACTCATCATTGAGCCGTATAATTTCATCTTTAAGATTGCGCCACTGAAAGCATCAAGAGGTAGTAAGGCTTTAGCTGTTGCTCTAGCGAGACGAAAGACAAATGTAGTCGTCTTTCTTATTATTCTACCAAACGAACGAAAGCCGTTACCGACTCTTCTTTGAACTCTTACTAGTCTTTGGAATAGTCCTATAGTCTTAGCTATCTTTGCTGGAGGTGGAAGCTCTAGATCTTCTATAGTAGATGGTCTAGGGGCATCCGTGAAAGTAGACTTTGTACGCCTCTTATTCCCCACTGCTGCTGACATGTTTAGTCTCTTGCGAGTTGTCTTAGTAGCAGTCTTGCCAGCAATACCATTCCAATCATTGATAGATGAATGATGGTTAAGTTTTTTTATGGCGTTTGTATATGACTTTGTTTTTTGAGTAAGCTCAACAAGGCGGCTTGACCTCGCCTTGATGGACTTAGCTGCAATTGTGTTGGCCTTAGCGTTGGCTAATGTCGCCCTTCTGTTACGCTGTTCAAGCTCTATCTTTAGCTTCTGATCTTGGTTTAACTCCTTTACGGCCTTAGACTGCTTGTCTATAGACTTTGTGAGTTTGTCAGAAGCAGTAGCAGACTTGAAAGCCTCTTTACTCCAATCAGCAGTGTTCTTCTTTACCTGCTTAAGTAATGGCACGAGTTTCGGCAAGTGTTTTGCCGTCAGTGACATAAAGGTTTCTTTAGCCATCGTATCTCCAAATATTAATCAGTGATACTGCCAAGTGCTGCTTCGGCAATACCAGTTACAGTTTTTGACTTCATGTATTCCTTCAATGTTATCATTTCTTGAAGGTCTAAGAAATCTTTGAAAGGCATAATAGTCAAATCATGGTAGCTGATATAGCGTTGAACAACAGGCCTCCACAAGAAGGCATCTGCAACGGTTTCAGGGATGTCTATTGACTCTCCTCTGCTTTCTCCGCTATCGCTAGATTCGTGTCCAAGAAATCGCCTACTTTGTCTTGAACCATTGTAAAAAACTCTTCAAAGTTAGCTTTGATGACTTCCTCGATTAAATCGACAGTAAACTTATTTACACCTAAATCACGATTGAAGTTACACTTGTGACCATCAATTGTAACCTGACTCGTTAGCTCAAGAAGTAATTTTTCCATTTCTTCTTCAGTTAATCGGTCAAATAAGATACCGATAGCACCTGCTATACCACCTTCACCTAATCCTGCTTCGCCCATAACAGGACCAAGTACAGACATTAATCTACGTGTTAGTTTCCAGCCTTGCATTGCTGCGAATGGGAAGATAACAACTTGCTTACCTTGTAGCGTAATTTCTACATTTTCCATGAATAACCTCATTTGAAATAAAAATATCCTGATTTATTTATACCATTTATAGCATAAACAAATACAGGATATTTATGAGATTATGAGAACGGGTTAGGGAACGTTTGTCCTCTTGCACCAGCAGGCGGCCTCATATCTCTTTTAGCAAGCTCTTGCACACTAACCGCAGCTTGAGGCCCTATTGGATTCTCCATATTAGAACCAATGTGCCACCCAAGATTATCAGTGATGAATACCCACTGAATAGTTTGGTTAGTGTTAGATAGAGACATGTCAGGAGTTTTTGTAAGGTATGCACTTGGTGCGAAACACTTAGTTTGGCCTGAATAGTCGATTAGCGTGAAAGGTAAGATACCTAAAGAACTTACACGGTCAGCTAAAGCCATTAAAGACAAGAAGTCGTTAGATGGAGAAGTTTGTTGTAAAGTTACAGTCATAGTAGCTGAGTTGTTATTCTTACGAACACGACTTGCTTCACCATCACATCCAATTGCTAGATCAAAAGCATCATCCTGGTAAGAGATAGAGATTTTTTCTTCTGCGAAACCAGATATTAAATGAGTACCCCATGTGATTGTAACGTCTTTAGGGTCAAATACTCTTATTGCTGAAGTTGACATATTATTCCTTCCTTTTTATTGGTTATGCTATATAGATACATTGCCTGCTATTTTAACAGTGTGGATTGCACCTGCTGCTTCTGCAAAAAACTTGATATCTGGAAGCATACGAGAGCTAACAGCAGTATCAGGAATCGTTGAGAAGTCAGGAAGCTCTACAACTGGAGCAGGTTGTGCTTTTAAAAACCCTTCTCTTACACTTTGATCTAATCTTGCACTAACAGCAGCAATGATAGACTGAGCACCAGCAGGTGTATAAGGGATTTTTGGCTGCTGAACAAATACAGAATAAACATCTTCTTCTAGTCTAGCTTGTAAGAATAATGTACCGATATAAGTATCAATAAAACCTACGCTTTGAACTGAAGCTGTTTGAGCAGGCCATGTGATTGCTCTACCAGCAGTTACACTGTATTGGTTGATTTTACATGCTGGAGAGTTGCCAGCAGGTCTTAAAAGACCTTCTTCTGTAGTTGTGTACTGAGAAGCTTCAACCCCTACTAATTCTTTAAAAGCACCTGTGTATGAACCTGGTTGCAACGCAAGAAGTCTTGACGCTACAGCTACGTTCACATACTTTTCACCAGCAGTCTTTGTAGACTTTGTGTGCCATAGAGATGAATAGTGAGAAAGCGCATCTAAACCACTAGGAAGTGAGCCTACTGCTTCTTCGATTAGGAAGAATCCGTACTTACCAGATAAGTTAATATCTAATGTAGAAATGTCAGCAGCTTCATTGAACTCCCCAGCATACCCAAACCACTCGTTGTTTGACTCAAGCAAATCGTTGACTTCAGTAACCGTCAAAGCTTCTGCTGCTGCCGATAGATGGCCGATGTAAAGACTGTCCATTGATGGCTGTTGCTTGAAAGCAATTTGAGCCATTTTGTAGATTTCACCGTCAGCTTTAATATCGGAGTCACCAACTACTTCTTCAATAGTAGAATAAACTCTGACTTCACTTAATACGAAACCTGTTTCAAAACTTGTACTCTTGCCTAGCAAGCAAAGGCTATTAAAACCCTTTGTTGCGACAGCACCGCTTGATAGTGTGATATCAACATCCACTATTGTTGAAAGACTTGGCATAAAAACTCCAATAAATAATTAAGGTTTATTTTCCCATATTACCTCGACCTGGTCAAAATAACCAACATCTTCTGTGACTTCCCCATTCTCGAAGGCAACATTAAAAACTATATCTAAAACAGAACGCTCTTCAAATCTTGAGTTTACAAGTTGATAGTCGTTCATCACAGACTTTGCTCTTAGTATAGAAGTACCTGAACCATTATATAGAGCTTGTCTATTAGTATTTAAAAACATGTGAGATTGTACTTTATTTGCTAAATCAAAAGCACCCTCACCGTAAAACTTCACAGAGTAAGTCATATCTCTAATACCAAACAATTCCAGAAGACCAGTATCGGTATTCATTGTCTGCCAATCGTTAATATTCTTACTCGTTGCGAGATAATTAATTGTAGCATAAGGGAACGATGGTCGTGGTGCATTTGGATGATAAAAGATAACATTATCACCACTTAAGCCTGATGCGTTTATTATTAAATCTCTGATTGATGGCTCTAAAACATTTTTAATATTTATAGTCATGTTTTCACCTACATTTCTATTGTTACGGTAGCTTCAGTATCGTACTGACTTGTACCTATTCTAGCTGCTATTGAAGCCATCAATTCATACGTATCTCTTAGAGGTTTACCATTTGTAGTTCTACCATCTCTAGTAGGGTCTGCAAGAGGCTCCCAGCGACCGCCGTAAGACGTTTTAAACGTGTTTCTTACCTGGTCTTGTAGTATTTCGCCAATGTGCTTGTAAGCCTTTCTTATATTGATATCCCTCATGTCGCCACGAGCGTGCATTTGCTTGTCTATTGTTCGCCAAAAAGTGTTTGTAATGAACTCTTTTTCCTGCGCTGCCGTAGAGCGAATAAATGAACGCTCAGGAATAATGTTGCCTTGGGCGTTAATAAATCCGTATTCGTGCATATGAGCAACGTCACCAAGCTTAACATTCGGGTCTTCTTCTTCGTAAACATTCCCGTCAGGGTCTTTTTTAGCGACTACTTTTTGCACAGTAGCATCAATACCGTCTGTAAATGGCGAACCTTTTTCGTAATCAATTACACCGACATCAAGGTGCATGGAAGCGGACTTAGCCATCTCTTTTTCAAGATGTTTGATCTGCTCACCACACCAACTTATAAATTCGATTGTCGATAATTCATCAAAAGCAGCCATTAGTAATCGCCTTCTTTCCTCACTACTTGAACCTTGGTGTGTTCAATTAATTGGTCCCAGTGCTCAGTAGACATTTGCTCATAGACTTTCCCGTTTATAGTAAAGGTAGACGCCTTTTCGGTATCCCCCATTTCTATCTCTTTGAAGTCTTCAGGCGAGAAATAAAGCTTAAGAGTTTCACGCCCTCTAAAACCTTCTGCCATTAATTGTCTTTCTTTCATAGAGCAGCGCATAACAACAGCCTGGATGTCTTTTGTTGTTTCTGCGCCCTGCACATATTTACCATTCACGTAACCACTACTCTCAAAAGAAGTAACGGTCACGCTGGTTTTTCTTATAGTCATTCCTGAATACATTTTTTTTCCTAAACAATAATAGGTCTATTGCCGAATGATTTTAGCAAGCGTAAGTATTGAAGGCCGTAGATAGACTTCTGGAGCCAAGCATGACGGTCAAAATCGTTTCCGTTTCCACCAGTTCCACCTTGGGATGAATTTCTTTCTGTGAGATCTGCGTAAGTAACCTCGATGTCACCTACGACTTCTTTTGTGATAGGACCTCTAATGCCTTCAAGATCGCCACCGCCGCCACCGCCATCGTCAATTTCTTCTGGATTTACCAGAGAGCCAATAGCGTAGTAGTGGCAAATAAGCAAAGCTAGGCCATGAGTGTATTTGCGATCAGGAAGTGCTTCTGTGTTCGAGTTACAATAAACGCTCATCATTTGTTTGACGGCGTCGAAGTTCACTTGGTCGGCAGTTTGACCAGCGTATTTATTGTACGACACAAGATTAACGTAAGCAGGGGTTACATCTTCATAGGCCATAGCTTTACCTCATATTTAAAGCCCTAACTCGTCTTTAAGGCTTTTCTTTGGTGAATCTAAATCCCCCAAAATCAACTCTAGCTGAGCGTCGATTGCTTTAAGTAAAGCAGCAGACTTCGTTTTGCTTCTCATTGCTTTTAAGTCGTCTGGGAGATAACAATTTGTAATTATCTTTTTACTTATTTTACCACTCTTTGACCTGTGAACTCGTATTAAATTTCGCTTTTCTGCAAGTTCAACTTCACCTTTTCTATGCTTTTCTAGTAGTTCCCATTTGTCTTCGTCTACCATATTCATTCCACCTTGAAGGTGAATCATAGTTTCTCTGCGACCCATAGTAACGGTGCGTGGTTGTAATACTTCTACGTGAATCATATTAATCTCCATAATAAGTGAAAGAGCCTAGCCCGTAGGCTAGGCGAAGCGCGAAAAATCGTAATGATTATACGCCCTTAACAATACATACAGACTTAGGGAAAGGGCAGATAACGCCAGCAGTTTTCATGTATGCTGGAACTTGGAACATAAGTGCCTTTTCTTGAGCTGGTAGGAAAGTTACGTCTTTAACAACTTCTAACCATAGCTTGTCTGGAGAACGGTCATACATCATTGCATAACGGTCGCCGTCTTTAAGTCCACCAACTTTAAAGTTAGGTACAGAAAGTACAGAACTGATGTAAGCAGAGTTGTCTAGGAAGTGAGCAAGAACAGTTTTGTCTACACCATCAGTGTGGATAGTCATTGCTAGTGTAGCGTAAGTTTCTGGGCAAAGAACTAGAGTGTTCGGAGCTTCAACGCCGTTAGAGTTCTCAATGATTGATTGCTCCATCGCTAGAAGATCGTCAATGATGTCTTGACCAGTAGCAGTACCTTTAGTCCACTCAGCGTCGATTGTCATAGTGTTGACGTTTGGATTCTCTAAGAAAGATGGGATATCTGTAGCAGAATCACCATGGAAAGCAATTGTGTCTTCTAATTTAAGAAGGCCACGTCTTACAGTCTTAGCTTTCATGTCGTTTAGAGGCTTGCCAGCCATTCTAGCAGCGTCAATGTCGTCGATAGAGTAGTTGAAACCTAGAGCTTCAGTATATACTTGGCGAGTATATCTGTTACCTTTAACTTCTACCATCGGGATGTCCGCAGCGTAACTATGTAGAATCTTTGCTTGTCCTACAAAATCAAACATTTCGTAAGTTACAGATTGTGCACCTGGAGCTGAAAGTTGTGCAGCAGCAGGGAATACAGTACGAGCCATTAGTTGTGGGTACTCAATTTCATATGCACGGCTTTTTACAGCTTCTAATTCGTGCTCAAAAAATACGCCAGCATCAGCGTCGATATTCTTGTAAGTCATTTTTACTTCCTTATTAATTAGTGTGTTTATACTCTGAACATTTCGATGATACCAAGACCATTTGCATCAGCAACTCTGTGAACGATACACTTGATGTTTCCACCTAATGTGTCAGTATCAGTTGTAGAGAACTTTCCGTTTGCAACAACAGGGTAAACTTGTTCACCAACAGCAGCAGCAGAAGCAAGAGCAACAACTACACGGCCAGTTTTCATGATTGCTAGAGGAGCTTTGTCTTTGAATCCAGCTACAGCTTCAGCGATTGTATCTTCAGCACCATCAAGAGCGTTAGAAGTACGAGTAACAACTGCATAAGCATCTTGCTCAGCACCGTCTACAAGAACAGCGACACCTTGGAAGCCAGTAGCAGCTACTTGAACTTGCTCAGCTAGGTAGTTTTCAGAGATAGAAACTAACTCAACTGGAGAACCGAAAGGTACTACACCTTGTGCTACACCAGAATCAATAAGGTGAGGTTGGAAAGGCTCGATGTGTTGGCCTTTGTAAAACGCATCCATTTTTTCGTTATATTCTAATTGCATTACTTAACTTCCTTCCATTTATTTTGGGCTTTTTCCCATGCTACTGTTGCAGCGTCTTTAACAACTTTAACTGTGTTTGAGTCTAGAGCTTGGCTTAAGTTAGCTTCGCTTTTAGGCTCTTTGTAAGAGTCCATTACAAAATCAAAGCGTGCATTGATGTACTCTTCAGACTTGCCTTCTAGGTCAGCGTCTTTCTGAACAGCTTTAATCGCAGCTTCTTTAATTTCTGAACTCTCCATTGTAAGAAGGTCAGTATCTTTCAATACTTTCTTAGCCTTCTCAATCACTTCGATTCTACTCTTAACAGCACTGTCGAAATTAGCATTAAGTTCTTCAGACTTTGCGTCGAAGTTCTTAGTAGCTTCTTCTAATTCAGCCTTAACCGAATCTAGTTCTGCTTTGGTAGAATCAACTAGCTTAGTAAGCTCTGATTTCTCTTCATTAGACTTTTCTAGCTCAACTTTGTGGCCATCAAGTAAAACGAAAACTTCCTCAGAAACTTCAAGCTCTTTGTCGTTTGCGACAAAAACTTTAGTCATTGATTCATTCTCCAAAAATTGAAAAGTTTTATCAAAAGATAAGCCGTCGCAATTGACTAACTCATCATTATGAATGTCTGCACCATCAAGCATCACTCTGCACTTCGCACCAGCGCGCGCACGGTCTACTAGCGACAAGTGGTTGTACTTGATATTTCGTTGGATGTAGTCGTATGCTAGGCCGTTGTAGGTTGCACCGTCCTCCGCTTTCTCCAGCTCGCATGTGTAGCCAAGAGATAGTTCTTTCTTTCGTCCCGATTGGATTAGGTCTATTGCCTCCCCATCCGTAAACGTAACTAGCTGCTTTACGTACTTTTCAGAGTCGCCATCCATTTCTACTCGCTTAGGACGATCTGAAGTCATACCGACTACAAGATTAGGAGTGGATTCTACTGTTACGAAGTCTTCAGGATGATCATTCGTTACTGGTAGCCCCATTTGCGTTGCCATAGTTTCGGGAGAGAAAATTTCTTCTTCAAGTCGAAGTTGCCTAATGGTTTCCAGTCTTCCGTCTGGCCCCATTTGTCGATAAGTAAAGATTCCCGTTCGTGTAAGAAGCGACTCTACAGAAAGGTATCCATTATCGTGCATTTCGGTCGTAGGAGTTGAATCGAAATTAATATAATCTATATTTTTCATTCATTGTTCCATTTGTAAAAGTGTTAATGCCATATTATAGCACTATATGGCATTACGCAACATTATCAGTTAAGTACGCTCACTTGGAACTGTAGATTCCCCACTTGCAGTACCGCCAGTCTTAGAAGGCTCAATACCTAAGTTCGACTTCGTGCCTGAAAATGCGGATGTAGTAGTCTCAAGTCTTTTTCTTTCCCTGGAGTGATCTATGATCGTATCAAAAGAAAAATCGGAACCACCTAACCTGTTTTCTGCTATCTCATCAGGGTCAACTACGCCGCCTTCAAGATAAATTCTATCAATGTCTGCTTGCAACTTTCTAGTCTCAATTTTTTCTTTTAGAGATTGCTTTAAAAGTGTAGCAAACTTAAAAGTGAAACCCTTTGGTCGCTTAGGAATTGTAACATCTTTTTGTGCAAAAATTAATTTTATTACATAATCAATTGGATGCTTGATAAGCATTTCTTGATGCTCACCGACAATGTCATAGTAATCTCTAAATTCTGATGCTCCAGATTGCGCTCCAAGTGATGCTGAAGGCGATGTACCCATAAGTAAAGTCTTTGGATAACCAGAAGCACCAACAACGTGATCTTCTGCTTTGTTTATGATGTCTTTTACGCCACCAAGTGAGTTAGGTGGGAAGATAAAGTCATCTTGCACATCAAGCGCAACCGCACGCATTGAAGAACGCTGTCTTTGTACCTGGCGAAGTCGTGATTGAACAAGGCCTGCATCGTCCTCGGCTAAGGCTTCTGCTAAACCCTCCATCTTAAATACAGGGGCGTTGGATTCAAGAACTAGGTTAGGAATGTTAGCGATTGCTGCACCGTAACCTTTTATGGATGCTGCACACTTAGAAAGTACGGAATCATTTTTGTAATTATTTGATTCAAGCATTTCTTTAGGTAGAAACTCGCCAGCAATACGGATAATTCGGCTGTGGTGGATTTTTATAATCTGCCCTTCGTTACCACTAACTGTAAATAGCAGAGGCTTACCATAATTCAGGCTTGAAAGATCTTTATCCATATCTTCTGAGCTAATGGACACATCTTGAGTGGAAAGTATCTGGATAGCATTAATTTTTCTTATGCCTTCCATGTCTACGGGCGTAGAAATCTCTAAAGAGTCATCTATCGAAACATATAGAAATGAATCTCCCCATAATCTACCGCAACGCCAACCTTCACGAAGTTTATTCTTAAATCCAAGGCGATCAAACTCTTCTTCTAGCTTCATCACGATTTTATTGAATTTCTTGTCTGCGCCCCTAGCTTCGGAAGGCATATTGTAGAGAATCCATTCTCTCATACCGTCCATTGGGATAAGGTCGACGATCTTCTTTGCGATTGCGTCTCCCCCATAAAGTCTTGCAGTTTCCGCGTAACCTAGAGGCCTCCATTTAACTGTAGTTGAGGCAGCCTTGTCAGTACCAGCCATACCAAGGCCAGTCATAGCGTTTTCGTAGTTATCAATCTGTTTTCTACTAAGTGATTTCATAGTTTTTCCTTTTGTCATACTTGTCATACATTTGTTGTAAAATTACCACGCACGAGACATGGCTTCTAAGTGTCGTTTACCTTTTAATCCTGAGAACCTATCGAGAATCATAGAAAAACAATCCACAATATCGTCGTTTGGAGCAGAAGGGAACGCCGTGAGCTCTTCCACAATGTCTTTTGTGTGTACAGACATATCAGGAAGATAAACATTCCCAGCCTCAAAGAACGGAGCGACCGCAACCAGTCTTTCATCTTTTGATGTGTTGGGTAGTACAGGAATCATCCCAGAAACCTGTTTTTTAAGTAACTCCAAAATAGCCGAGCCGTTCGCTTTTTCTTCCACGAGAATTTGACGACACCTAGGCCACCTTTCAGACATTTGCTTAATAGCTTTCATTGTATCGCCGATACCTACACGCTTTCTATAGAAATCTAGAAGGTAGAACTGGGATTCGTAACGAGCAAAAGTCGCACCCACAACATAAGATCCATCCGTGGTCTTTTTAAATGTTAAATCCCATCCTTGGATTAACTGTGAGCTGCGAAGCTTAGAAGGCTCAAATGGTAGCTGAGTATAGTACTGTATCCAGTCCTCTTTTACGATGTTACCCCCAGCAATTCTAGGCTTGCCCTGATAAAGCGCTGCCCAAACGTAATCCCCCACTGCTGCCTTGATCTTCATTAGCTCTTTGTAGTTACCTTTTTCAGATGGCCATAAAGGTTCATCATCTTTGATGCGAGGGTCATAGGGATTAGGGTAATCTGTGTCAGGACCAAGTTCAGGGAAGGAAAGAACCTCCCACTCCCCATCTTGATTGTTGTCGATTAGCCAGCCAGCCAAGTCATCCGAGTGCCAACGTGTGTGAGTTACGATTACATGGGACGTACCGTGAATACGAGTTGATACGACCGACTGGAACCACTCTTTTATTGATTGTCGTTTAACTTCTGAGAAAGCTTCAGCCAAATCCTTCGTAGGGTCATCAATAATGAAAAGGCCTGGGTCTGCACTCTTACCAATCGAGCCTGCTGACTTACCAGTAGTAGTACCCCCAACACCAACGGAATATAAATGACCACCTTTTCCAGTTTCAAGATCGTTGCCTCTTAATGTTAGATTTTTGTTTTCGTGACCTGTCTCTAATTCTGGGAACACTTCTTTGTGCGATATGGATGATGCTGTGTGTTGTGCATCTCGGTTAAAGGAGTTTGATAGTTCGGCAGAATAAGATGACATGATTATTTTAGCACTGGGGAAATTACCAAGCCACCATAAACCAAACTTACGCGAAACTATTTCTGACTTTCCACGCTGAGGGCCAATTGTGATGATAATTTTCTTGGATTTTTCGTCTTTTAAGCGACTAAGACGGTCGCATAATGCCTTGTGATGCCATGAAACTACATAGTCATCCTTAACATATTCTATGTAAGAGAGCAGATCGGTCGGTGCTTTAGATAAAAGTACCTTCCGTTTCTGCCTTCTTTGATGCTCTTCAAGTATCTCTTTGGCTCTTTTTTTGTCCATAAAATCTCTTTTTTCGGTCTAAAAAGCGTAAAAATTCTAAAATTAATAGTATTATTACATAAAGTAAGCCGAAAGTGGAGACTAAGAAGTTAAACAGTAATATATTTGTCCATGAGAACATATCTAGGCGGCAATCGCTATCAATCATCTCTTCATTGAGGTGATAAATGCCAAGAGATGCCCAGTTAATCAGTAAAATCAGGAATATCGTATTCATTCTTAATCCTCATAGCTTCTGCGCCAAGATTATAGCTGTCAGGGTCTAGCCAAGACTTCTCGGACGGAACTGGTTCTTTAGTTAGCTGCTCAATCTTAAGCGTTAGGTAATGACGAGCTTTTACTAAGTCCTGCAAAGGGTCCTTAGTCTTTTTACCTGCACGAGCAATGTACTTTAAGGTATTCCCCAAACGAAAACACAAGTCCCAGGCGTCGATGACGTTGATTGGCTCATAGGTTTCCTTCGGGTAGTACTCAGGTGTCTCAGTGGACGGAGGTACAAGGCCAAAGTGCTTTTGAAGCTTACTGTTCTCCATCTTCAGCTTCTTCCTTTTTTTCAAGCTCAGTAATCTCATAGATATTTACAGACGTAGAAATTCTAGCCTTCTTAGCCTCACCCTCTACTTCTTTTAAACCCCCCATAAATGGAGCCGTAACAGAATCTAAGGCGAAACCCATGAAATCTACGTAATCTTGTGGGCTGTTACACGCACTAGCTGCCTTAGTAACAATATCAGAAAGAGCTTCAGCAATAACTCTGTGATGGTCTTCTCTTTGTTCTGCGTTCATGTCTTCTAGTTTCATAATTACTCCCCAGTGATAAATAAGTGATTAGGATAACGAACAGTCTCGCCATCGTCTGTTTGTAAGATAACTTTTTTCTCGGTAAAGCCAACAACACGAGCCTTATCAAACTTCCTGGAAATCGCCGTTAAGTAAATAACATCGTCTCCGTGGCTTAGACGCTTGCCAAGGTAATCGTCGTGGTCAAACTCGATACCCCTGAATAAGTCAGTCATATTGATATCCCTTCCAAATTGGTTATGTGTTAAGTAAACATGGTGAGGGGGTAATTGTCAAACGTGTAATTTTTTTTGGGGAATTTTTTTGAAAATTTTTTCGGTAAATGGGGGAGGGTTACTAATACAACACACCTAAATATTCCTCTCACATCTAAGCAATGCCTATCCCTGTACTTGCACATTCTTATATCTCATGAAGGCTTGACTTCAATACTAAAGAGAATATCAAGTTACCCAATGCTTCATACTTCTTTAGCCAACCCGAGCGTAGCGAGGGCACTTTTAAAATGCGGCCTTAATTAGCCTATAGAGCTTGGTAAATAGCTAAAAAAGAGCCTTTTAACTAAGAATAATAGCCATATAGATATAAAAATAGCCCTAAAAGTAACCTAATAGAGCTGTTTTATGTGCGGTTTGTATGGGAAGTGAGAGAGACAAGCGGTGTTTTGCTACCTATTCCACCTCTATATCTACATCTATTACCCTTAATGCCTCTGCTACTTGCTTATCTAGTTCGCTGTCTGTTATGTCTTCTATATTTCCTGTGACTTCCTCACCTGCTTCTAAGCCTAGTACCTGTTCAGCTTCGGGAGTGTGTACAGGGGCTGTTTCTGTCCAGCCTAGGCGTGTTTTAGCTAGGTGTAATAGGATAGGTATATTACCTTCCTCGGCCTTTTCTAGAACGCTCTTAGATATAGTTAGCTTGTGGAGATGTTTACCTCTTTGCCACCTGTACCATGGGTTAATGTAGAAGATATCGTCTTTAAGCCTGTTTAGACCACCTTCGTTGTCGTATTCTTCCACCATAGACTTGTGTCGTCTCATAATCTCTTGAAAGCTAGAAAAGGAGATAAATAAAGCCTCTGAAATATCTTTAACGGGCATACCTAGCTTAGAGTAATCTTCTATTAGTTGAAGCTCTGACTCACTAAATGGCCTCCCCATTCTTTCGTTTGGATTATATGGAAGATTGCCTTTGTCGGCCTTGCTACGGCGGCCGTAGGGCTCTTTGGTGCTATTTCCCATGGTGTCTATTTTTCTCCTTTTGGCTATGTGAATACCGTCAAATGTTGCTATACTGGTTAGTTTTAATTAACTTGGTTTAAAGGCTATTATAGCACGCTAGGGAACGAAAAAAAACACCCTAGGCCTTTCGGTGGGTGTCGGCGTCTTATTCGATTGTAGGGGGTTCTAGGGCTGTTAGTAGCCCAACCATTCAAATACGTCACTAGCAAGATACATCTCTTTATCTGTGTAGTGTGGGTAGTCTTCTACAAATTCGTTGTGGCTTGCGCTGTGTTGTTGCATCCAAGTTGTTGCTAGTGTCCAGTGTACTAGCTCGCCGCTTTCTATCCATTGTTGTGCTGTCATGATCTTTAATCCTTTGTTAGTGAGCTGTATTGCTCCGATGTCTGTATATATAACAAGGGAGTTGTTA